AAACTCAGCGTACCTATCCGAGCCGACCGAACCGTCGGTGCTAACTGGGGAGTCTGCACGTGATCTACGAATTGTGGAGCACCGAGACTGACCGGCTGCTGGGCACCGTCGACATCCCGCAACACGTGAGCGAAGAGCGTGGTGAGCGTGTGGTCGTCAGGTCCAAGGAAAAGATCGAGACAGCCGATGGCCGGAAGTTCAACGCCATCGAAGTTCTTGTGTGCCAGATGACGATCAATAAGAAAACGTATTGGGCACTCGAGACGAACCTGCCACTGCTATTCGTCATGAAGCTGGAGGGCTTTACTCCCAAGCTAGAACGTCCCAGCATGGCGCAAATCTTTTACATCGACAAGTACGGCGACAAGTACGGAGGGTGAACATGAGTGACGCATACGACAAGATCGACCACTTCCTGCGGAACAACCTCAACGACGCGGACTATGCCGAGTATTCAGCGGCACTCGACGAAGTCCTCACCGAGAACCAATGGCCGCAAGACTGTGGACTATCATGGGACGGTCATCGCATCTCGGGCGACCGTGCAAGCATTGATGCCGTCCAACGAATACTGCATGCTGCACACACAGTAGAGTTGATGCGAGATCGAATCAAAGACCTCGAGTCCAGGCTGGGTCGTGGATGAAGTAGGCTTCTGGGCCGAGCGCATCCGTCCCAACCTCACCAAGAGTTGCCAGGCACTAGGTCTGCGCTTCCACTTGGAACGCATCGAGAACGCGGCAGCCGACGGCACACCCGACGTCAATTATTGTATCGACGGTGTTGAGGGCGGAATAGAATTGAAGTTCAGTGACTTCGTTCGGGGCGACACCGCACAGGTGCTGGGCGTTGCCTATGGGATGCGTCGTTCTCAGATCATCTACGCATCGCGCCGGGTATGGGCCGGCGGACGATGCTGGTGCCTCATTGGCAACCCGGTCGCGACCTGGCTGGTGGACCTACGTGGTATGACCCCCGAAAACATGGGGGCCCTGTCGGTTGCCAGTACCGCCAGGCTTCGCCAGGTCGCGACGTGGCATTGCGGGCAACGTATGGGTGGTACCCTACCCCTTGCCCTTGTAGAAAGACTGCCCAGGAAAGACCCTACTTTTCCTCTTCCTCTTCCTCTGGGTTGAGCGGGACATAGGTGACGGCGTTCGACTTCACGCCCACTGACCCAGCGAACGCAGAGACAGCCTTCTGTGCCTCTGCTTTCGACTCGAAGGTCTTCACGCCTTCCGCAATCACAGTCTCGCCGTTGTCGCTCTTGAAACGCCAGGACCAGATGCCGCTGGAACCTTGAGTGACTTCGATCTTCATATTGACTCCTAGTCAGTTGAACGGGTGCGGTTGCCAAGCGCCGTATTTATCGTGGTGTCCTTCTGCCGGCTAGCAAAGGACGAACCGAGCCAGAACGCTCCTATCGTCGACAGCGAACCAATGATTGCTGTCACCACAATTAGTCTAACCTCGTCGGTGTAGATCTGTCCACCATTCTCTCTAAATATTTCCCACGGGAACAGGACCACGAGCACCATCATGACCACAAGACCAAGCATCACCATAGAGATCACAAAGGCGGGCTGCGTCAACAGTCCAAGCGGTTGTCCTTCCGGTGTTCGCATGGCGGCAACGCTCATGCTATACGCCCGTGCCCCTTCTATGCCACCGCCACCGGCTTCCTGGATCTGCAAGTAGTTCTTCTCGATAGCCTGCTTGACCGCGGTCGCCTGAACAGGGTCACTCTTAATGGCTTCAATAACCTCCTGCTCGTTCTTTGCACCGATAGCGTCCTTCGCTACAGTGAACACAGCTTCAGCCGCGGCGATGTTCCGTTGGGACACGTCCGAACCCGACCCGAATATCTTTGTGAGCTGCGGCACAAGCTGGATGAGCGACGGCAGCAACGCCGCTACGATGGCTGGAATGGGCATGGCTTTCTCCTGTTGCAATTCGACGCCGAGATCCGTGCTACCACGAGTGACCTCCGCTGTCTTGCTGGCGATGTGTGGCATCTTAGCTTGCACCACAACCGGCACCATCGGCGCGTCGCGTGCAGCGTCTTCGTTCATGAACAGTCCGCCCGCCTCTTCGTACTCTCGTCTGAAGTCCTCCAGGGTAACGACTGGCTGACCATACGGACTGCCAGGCAAGCTCGCCCACTCTTTATTGCACTTCAACACCGCAATATGGATACGGCCCTCTACCACGTCCTCGAGGGCCTTACGCCCATGGATCAAGGCTATAGCAGCCAGGTCCTGTGTCGGCGGTTCGAAGTTAAGGAAGCCGTATTGGTTGCACACGCCGTCCCAGGTCTTCTCGAGGATCTGATATGCCCCTGCCGCAGTGGACGTCAGCCGTTTACCGTTCCGTAACGTGAACGTTATGCGTGTGCGCGGGTGATCGGCGAAGTCGTCGAAGGTGCTGTAGATGCCGTCCGCACCCAGGAACAGTTTGCCTCCAAACAGCGTGCGATATCCGTCCTCTCCTTGCGTGCCCTCGCCATAACGCAACGCCCAGAGGAACGCCCGCACGTTCCTCTTAACGATGAAATCGGTGAGTGTGATGTTTGGCATTAGTAGTAGCGCGACTTCTTCGGCGGCCTGTAATCAGGGCGGTGAGGCACAACCCACATCATTTTGTACCACATGGCCAAGCAGTAGATCGCAAGAGCAATTGAAATCCACACAGCGTCCGGGTCTGTCTCTTGCCGTTGGAAAACATAGTAGGACCGCGAGAACGCGCCCAGGCTCACACCGCCTAATGCGACGCATTCCATCACTGTCTTGCGAACCATATCATTGAAGCTCGCAACAAGAGCTGTGACGCCAATAAAGAACCAGCACGCTGAAGAAAGAAAAGAAAGGTCAATCATTTCTTGTCCTCATCTTTCGGTGGCGGTGGCGGTGGCGGTGGCGGCTTGCCTCTATTCAACCACGCATCGAGAAAGCCAGATACAGCATTCGTCGACTGCACCCACTCCCACACGCGCGAGAGCACCGACATGCCAAATAGCCCCAGCAAGAACCCTGTAAGGCCTTGTGGCAGCGAAAGCCACTGCGCCGTCCACTCGGTAGCATAGAAAGAAAAGAACGCCCCACCGATCATCATAAGCAAACGCTCGAACAACGAGCCATTTACGAATCGCATCGACACCAGAGCACCCGCCACGCCAGCGAAGCGAAGAATCCATTGTTGAACTTCGTCCCACATCATCACGCGTTTATAACCATCACGCCAATTGTGTCGGTATCGGACAAGGTGCCGTCACTCGTTGTGATGGTGATCGTGTCGCCGCCAGTGAAGCTGCTATTGGGCTTGTAGGTCAGGCCATCGAGTGCCGCGTTGACCTGGGCAAGCGTGCCAGAGATGGCAAGCGAATTCGTATCGTTGCCGGTGATGCCCGCGCCGGTCTGCATGGCGGTGTCGAACCGAGCCTTGAACGCATTTGCGAATGCATAACTGATTTGATTATCGAGGTGTGCGTTATAGCAGCTTACGCCACGCAGCGTAGCATTCGCAGCATAAGCAGCATCCCATTCACGCGTGCATTCTGCCAGCGTCAGCGAGTCCGTAGCCATGTTGTAATTGGATGAGAGTCCCATCAGCAACTTCGTCGCGGGCAATGGTGTAGCAATCCACGTATCAATCTGACCTTTCGGAACGCCCGCCGTCTTATAGGCGGCGTTGTCGGTGTACTGCGGCGACACCCACGTCAGGCAACCTGCATTGTGCATTGCCAACATCAGATTGCGGTTAGCCGTAGAGTTGTTCTTCACCGGGAATGAGATCGAGAAGTTAGAGCCGTACTGCGTCTTCAGCTTCCCCGCTATATAGATCAATTGCGTCGCGTAATCACCAACAGGATCGCCGGTCCAGTTGTTGAATTCAACGCCGGAGATAGCCGCTGCGCCGCCGAGCCCGTTGATGAATGGCGTCAGCGAAGCGAGCAAGGCGTCCGACTCTCCTTGCGTCTGATAAAAGAACGTGTTCCCGTAGCCGCCAATGATGACGACGACTTTTTGCCCGCGTGCAACCACTGATGCTACGTCGCCCGGTGAAGGCGTACCGGCACCCCACGGCCATGATGCTGCGCCGCCGCCCAGGCCATTGCCGCCATTGCGAAAGTTGAACAATCCAATGACGTTGAAATTCGTGCTGACGTTCAAGAGAGATGTCGTATCGTAGGCAGTCCAGAACGCATAGTTGATCTTAGGCGGATAACCATCGGCAAGGTTAGCCGCGCCCGTGACGACTGCCTTGAGCTTGCCATTAAGGCAACTCATGTTAACTTGCACTGACGTTGAATTCGGATCAGCAACAGAGATCGGATAGCCATTGGCAACGGAGAATGTCTGCGTGCCGTTCATCGACATTGATCGCTGCACTGGCACTGTGTTGACCGGAGCACCGACAGGAGCCTGCACAGTGATGGCAATGGTGTCGATGTCCACGAGCACGCCATCTGAGGTCGCCATCTGAATCTGTCCGGCACCTGTGAAGCCGGCACTCGGCGTATAGACCAGCGTCGCGAGCGCTGCATTGATCTGTGCTTGTGTGCCAGAGATCGTCACGAGATTCGTGCTGTTGCCGGACACGGATGCGCCGCCAGCAGCGGATACGGTCCCGATGCCTCCTGTCATGGTCAAAGTCGTTGTGAGCGACGGCGTGTCCGAATCGTATACGCTGATGTTCGCACTCGCCAAATTGAGCGCTGTTTGATAGGGCGTCGTCTTCGCGCTCGTCACGGTGTTAACAGGCGGTTGCGGCGACGGTGCTGGTGGCGTGCCAACGCCCACGGTCACATTGAAGCTGTCGGTGTCGATGTTATAGCCGTCGGTAGTGCGCAGCGTGATAACAGCCGTAACATCGACACCGGCAGGAGGTCTGAAGAACATTCCATTCAACGCTCGATTTACATTGGCGACAGATCCCGTAACGCTAGCACGTGACGTATTGTTGGACACGATGAACGTACTTGCATTCGGAATAAGTTCAATCGTTCCAACAGTGGTGAGTAGCGTTGCCGTAACGATCGGCGTATCGACATCTCCGACCTTCACAACATTGCCACCAGACTCAGAGAATTGCTTCGCCGTGCCCTGCGGTGTTGTCTGTGTGGCTGGCACAGTATTGATTGGCGGAGCGTTCGACGGTATTCCGGACGGCGCTATCCGCATCGGCCATTTGGCAAAGATACGTGGCATGATGTATTTACGTTGCGGTCATACGGAAGATGCGAAAGCCAATGCCATCGCTCGAGATGATTGCGGCGTTGCCCACGGAGACAGCCTTCGTATTCGTGCCGTCCAGAAACAGACCGATGCCAGCAACGTTGACTGACGCAGAGCCACTCACGACATTGATAAGAAACGAGAAGCCATCCACTAGGCATTCTGCGTGAAGCGTGAAGATAACACCGCTGCCTCTTACATCGGCGCAACAGCCGTTATCGCCCAGACGCATCTGTCGGCTGGCTGTCACGTCTGTACCTGGCGCGTCCGGGTCCGAAGCGCTCGTTCGCACGCGCGTCATACCAGAGTTGACGAGGTCGTTCAGCCGGTCGATATAGTCTTTCTTGCCGTAATCAAACGGGCGCAGTGCAGTAGCCATCACACTTCCTCCATCGCAACGCGTGCGACATATTGATCGTAGTTAGCTTGGGACAGTTGCGTGTTCTCGGCGAACTTGCACCATAGCTGATAACTCTGTTCAAGCAACGTGTCCTCGCTTTCAGGAAACAGACTCACGAACATCGGTTCGGTCGTACCGTTCAAACGAATGAAGCGCATCAGTGATGCACGATCTTCAGAGTTCATGTTGCTAAGTTCAAACTCGATGCGCCGCCACTTCGGACCACGCTCGCCGCGCAAGTCACCGGACTCTGTGCGCTTGTTCCTGCTTGAGTCCACATAGGTGACGCTGTGCCCAAAATTGAAGTTGTATGTAGGCGACCAAACAGAGCCAGCGATTAAGCGACCCACCTCGATATAGGTGTCGGGATTATTGAGATCGAAGAAGTGCACCTCAAGCCTGCGCACGGCATACGCGCCCGGTATCCACAAGACACCATAGCCGCCATAGCCATAGGCGAACAGAGAAGCGCCGCCACGGTTATAGAAGTTCTCACCGAGTGGAGAGCCCCACAAGAACTGTCCCAGGCCAGGAGCCGCCGCGCATTCAACCAATCCTGTGTCGAATGCTGGCTGTAGGTCTGTGTCGCGCGTGTAGCCGATTGCGCGCATGGTTGCCTGCGCTGTGAGGTTGTTGAACGCAGCGACGACGCAACTGATCGGCTCTGCATTCGTCCAAGTACAGACAACACCGGCGTTGACATCAGCGGCGCGCCATACCTTTGCCTTGAGGTTCGAGCGGAGGTTCGCGGCAACGAGAGCACCTGCTTCGCTCGAAGCAACAATCGTAGCGCGATCTATTGCGTTGTCCCAGACGATGCGAATATTGCTCACGATTATTCCTAGTGTTGGTAGATTAGCTTATGGGCGGCGAACGTCTGCCCGGCCCAAACACACGTCACATACACAGCCCCGCCCTGTCCACCCAATACGCCGAAGCGGCACGGGAAAGGCAACGAGCGCGGATAGCTAGTCATCTCGACTGTCTTTACGTTCGGGTCTGGTCCTGGGGTTACGATAATGCCGTGCTCTGATACGGGCTGTTCAACAAACGACGTAGCAACGTAGTCCGCTTTAACTGAATCCCATGCGAGCGTAACTTTGCCAACGCGCCATGTCACAGGCGTGCTTACCGTTATGCCTTGGAAGCCTACCGATAACGTCTCTCTGCTTACGCCTGTACCAGATCCGGGTTGAATCCAATAAGCGCCGCCCGACGCATTCCAGATATAAACATCGGAGTTCAATTTAATGCCCGTGTACCCAGCAATAACAAGTTGTTCAGCAGGCGTGACAGGCACAACGCGCTGCGGCGAGAACCGCATGATCTTATCGCGCTCGTTAACAACAGTGCTCATATCAATACCCTAATCGTGACCTGGGACGATAGCCAGTTTACAGCGACCGAAATGACTTGTCCCGTCTTGCCAGCGGACAAATTAAATCGACGATGGAAGATAGTCATCGGTGCTCCTACTGGCGTAAACATCAGATTAGCAAAGCCAACGAATTCATAAACATGCCGCTGTGCAGAACGTAGGTCCACTCGGCGACCGCACTCTGTTAGCGCACTTTGTTTGTCTAGCAACAGCGAGTTCTCTTGTTCCGGTTGTCCCGGTATGCCGTACTTCGTTCGCAAGACTTGTTCATTGATAGCAACCGTGAGCCACTCACGCGCAT